TGAGGATGTAGAAGCAGCCCTTAAGTGTTCAGAAGAAATTGCTGTTGGAAACGACATCAATTTTGATGCTGAAGGCCCTGAGTTATTCTCAGGCCCTAACTTAAGGTCTGTTTCTTCTATCCCTGCGAACGAACAAATTCACGTAACGAGAAAATCGAAGATTACGAAATCTTGTATTAGTGAATTTTTGGATACTAAACCAAAGAAACATCTCCCGATAATGTCTCCACTTGATTCACGCGCTGAGGGAGTTGACCCATTGGTAACGATGGTCAATGACTCATTGAGTGTGGAACATGTGCAGGTTGATTCGGATGATGTCGCTTCAGTTGAGGAGTCTTTGAAAGAGGACTTGCGAAGAAATCTGAAGTGGCCCATCGGGAAAAGGCGGTTGACTATCAAAGAGGCCCTGGGTGGAATTCCAGGCATCCTGGCCTCTTTGAAAGTTAAAACATCGGCCGGTTACCCCCTCTGTAAACTGGCCAAAAGGAAAGGGAAGACTGACTTCTTTTTCTTTGATAGTGCAGGTGAGCTGCATATCGAACCATTCTTTGAAAAGCTTGTAGAAGATTATCTTCTCAAGCTCGAAACGCAAGGAATTGACGAGAGACGATTCGTTGCATTTCTTAAGGATGAATTGATAAGCAGCTCAAAGGTGAAGGAAAAGCGTTGTCGTATTATTTATTGCGGTGATCTCATCTCCAATGTCGCATATCGTGTGATTTTCGGACATATTCTCGCCGCTTTCAATAATTCGTATTTTGAAACTAGCTCTGCTATTGGATTGAACCAATACTCATGGGACATGCAAGTGATCTATGATTATTTAACAACCGTTGGGAAAAACTTTGTTGCAGGAGACTTTAAGAACTTTGACAAGCGTATACATCCACAATTTCAGGATGCTGCTTATCGAATCTTGATGAGTCTCTGTGACAACCAGGTAACAACCAACATAGCAAAGAATAGTTTCATTATTCAACAATGCTTCTCTTCAGCCCAGGTATTGAATGTTCTGATTAAGTTCGGGACAACTCATTTCTCAGGATGTTTCTTCACAACAATAGTAAACAACCTGATCAATGAGCTGTACATTCGGTACTGCTTCTCCAAATTGTGTCCTGAATTAATCTTCAGTGAACACGTCCGCCTCAAGGTTCTCGGAGACGACCACATCTATTGCTTTAGTGATGAAGCAGCTGGACGTTGTCGCCCCTGGGACATTCGTGAACAAATGGAAAAGTTGGGTCAGACGTATACGTCAGACCGCAAAAACGAAGAACTTGGTAACGAGTTCCGCGCTTTTGAAGACATAACTTTTCTGGGTGCTCACCCCATTGAGATGTTCGGACAGTTCACCGGAGCATTGAAGAAGGAAACTCTTGAAGAGACACTGCACTGGACAAGAAACAAGAATTTGACCATTTTCCAAGAAGCCAAAACAGCCATCGAGTTAGCGTCAGCGTGGGGTGAGGATTACTACTATTCTTACTCTACTAACACCAACAGAGCACTCTCGAGTGCAATGTGCGACACTGTACCGGTGATTGGGTGGAAGGAAATGGCCAGAATCGTTTGTTCAAGAACCGCTGCTTCTGGTTTACAGCATCCTTATGGCTTCGTAGCCCAAGGACCACCGACCAACTCTTTGGCAAAACTGAATGCGGACAAAAGCGTAATTGCTACCCAAATTGGAGTGTCCGATCCTTTAGGATTGTCGAAGAAAGCTGTAAATGAAGAAGCGATGGGTTTGCTGTATGGAACAGAATCGAATGTTTATAGAACTAACTTTGTTTGGAGTATTGACCAAGCGCCAGAGAGTGGAGCCATTGCCAGCTTCGATGTACCTTTCGGTATATTGAAACTTGGTGATCCCCAGAATTTGCAAAATAT